CAAAAAGGCGCTGAGGCGACTAACCTGCAGAAAGGGATGTTGGATGGAGGAAGTGACGGCATCAGACGGAATGAAATACATCCGATTCTCTCGTCCACTTGTGTCGGTAGGAGACTTAATTCCCTTTGAGGAGAGTGGCGCCGTCGAAGAGGTCCATGTGTCCACAGACAGGACAAACGAATCGAATCACTCTTAAACCCCAGCCCGGCGTCGGATGGAAATGATTATCCAAAGCCAACAGAGCATACACCTTGTTGTCTAATGCCATCAAAGCGTGGCAATGAGGACACGTGGGGTCTTTGACCTTTGAATGGATTAAATTCCATTCTTGCGCGGTCAAAACGCATAGATTGTATTGGTTCATAACGGTATAAATTTGACATCGCAAATATAGTGTAAATGGTCGGATCTGCAAAATCCATAGCGAGTATAAAGTTTGACACCTTTCTCCGGTCGTTTGCACAGCGCACGAACAGTGAGGAAATGCCGCTCACGTACAAACCTGCCAGGCGGTTGCAGCGTCGAAGCTGCCGTGCGCACTCATAACAACCCACAAACAAAGCAAGCAGATGAAAGCAAGAGCAGAACGGATTACCGGCGAAGCGGTCAAAGCGGCGATAGCAGCCATGACCGACCTGCGCAAGGATCTAAAACCGATCATTCAGGACATGGAGGCCACGCATGAGATGGATGAGCTGGCGCAAAACCTCAACTACTGCGCCCTTGTTGCCGCCGACAACGGCCTGGCGCAAGCCCTCCACGACGTCAACCACTGGATCAACGATAAGCACAACGCCAACACCAAAAGTATATGAAAAAGAGAGAGTACATAACCATCGCCCCTGACAAGCTCGAAGCTGTCTTGAGAGTCTATACAGATGGCGGCAAAAAAAGCAAGCCATCACTCCGTCTTATCCGCGCGACGCTGAACTACGAAAAGCCGCTGGGTATGTCGAAAAACGCAATAAAACTGCGTCAGATAATCCTGTGTGGAGGTGGTAAGATTACATACGATGGAGTGACGAGTGAGGAGGTGTTTTTTGACTCCGACGGCAGCTGGGTGCAGCGCTATTCAAATGGTGCTCAAATAACGATCAGTAAGGCCACAGGCAAGGCCGTGCTCACCCGTAATGGCAAGGTCAAGGTCGAAATCGAGCGTGCAAAACACTCGGAGATAATGGCGCTCCAGAAAGCCGCGCGCGAACTATAATCAGGGTGGGGTACGCGATGGAAGTGTATAATGGCAAAATAGCGGTCACGTTTGACGAGCTGACGTCGACAACCGACGGCGGAGCGGTGATCTCATGCAGCGCGCTCAAGGGCGTATTGCGTCGTCATCCGGAGTATCGCTTATCCAAGGGCGGCGGCCTCGGCCAAGTGTGCCGGATCGATTTTGACGCCCTGCGCGAGATGTACCGCCGTCGGTTTATCGCCAAATACGGCGATCCCCGCAAACTCCTTGCCGACGAGGCTCTGCGCGCCGAGCTTGATCTTACCATCGACGAGGCCGCCAAAAAATATTACGCCAACTACCGCTATGAGTTGCGCGGCGAGCTTGTGGCTCTCGGCGAGGATGTGCAGCGCCAACTTGTGATCAACGCCTCCGTGCTTAACCGGATGATCGCCATAATCGAGCGCCGCGGCCTGCTGCGGGTTAAAAATGGCGGCGCCACCATGCGCCAGCTCCTTGAGACCGCCGGCGAAACATACGAGCAGCTGCGTGACGCCTACGAGCACACCCTGCCCACAAGCGTAGAGCGGTTGCGCACCAAGATCAATGAGTATAAGCGCGACGGCTACCCCGCGCTGATCAGTAAAAAATATGGCAACAGCAATACCGTGGTGATCACAGAGGAGAGCGGCGAGTATCTGATAGCCCTCAAGTGCTCCAAAATGCCGGTCTATACTGACTCGATGCTCTACACCGCCTACTGCCTGCGCGCAAAGCAGGAGGGGTGGAAGGTGCCGCGCAGCGTACGCTCCCTCACTGACTGGCTCGACCGCCCCGAAAACAAGCGCCTGTGGATGAGCGCCGCATACGGACAAGTCGCCACCGATCAGGCCTACAGCCGTAAAAACACCACCATCCTGCCGAGTATGCGCGACTCACTATGGTATGGCGACGGCACCAAACTCAACCTGTACTACAAAGAGCTTGTACCCGGGCCGCGCGGCGGCACATGGAGAGTCAAGACCCTGCAGGTGTATGAGGTGATCGACGCTTATAGCGAGGTGTTTTTGGGTTACTCCGTATGCGAGACCGAGAACCCCCGCGCCCAATACGCCGCCTACCGCATGGCTCTGATCACAGCCGGACACCGGCCTTACGAGGTTGTGCATGACAACCAGGGCGGCCACAAAGAGGGTGACGCCGTGAAGTTTTTGGATCGCCTCCCGGTCAAGGTGCACCGCACGACCAAGCCTTACAGCGGCCAATCAAAAACCATCGAGAGCGTATTCAACCGCTTCCAGGGGCAATATCTGGCTCAAGACAAATTTTTTACCGGCATGAATATCACCGCTGTAAGAAAGTCAAGCCATGTAGACACGAATTTTGTCTACGCTAATATGGAGCATCTATATACCCGCGCCGAACTTATCAAAGCTTATGAGGAGTATCGCGAGCGGTGGAACGTTGCCGCGCACCCCAACACCGGCATCAGCCGCATGGAGATGTATCTGACGAGCTCCAACCCCGCCACCCCCGCGATCACAGAGGAGGATATGGTGAGTATGCTGTGGTGGACCACCGAACAACCTGTGGCCTACACCGACAACGGCCTCACGGTAACCATCAACGGCGAGAAACGTAAATATGAGGTGCATGAGCGCCCGGGTGTATATGACTACGATTTTCTCGGCCGCAACCGTGGCCGGCGATATTACGTCAAGTATGACCCCTGCGATCTGTCGTCAGTGCGGTTGTACACCAAATCGTCGACCGGCGATCTGCGCTTTGAGCGCGTGGCTGTGCCTCCCGTGAGGATCCACCGCAACATACAAGAGCAGCTCCCCGGCGAGCAGCAGCTGATCCGCGACAACATCAAAGCCAACGAGGAGGCCTACAAAAAACGAGAGATAGAGGCGCGCACCATCGAGCGCAAGTATGGCATGTCGCTCGAGCAGCAGGGACTTAACCGTCCGACACTCCCAGGCGGCAGCAAGAAGATCGAGGAGGAGATCGAGCGCGAGGTACACCGGCGCACCCGCAATCTGCGGCCGAAGTATGAGCGCATGAGCGCCGGGCAGGTCAGCAAAGAGATAAGCATGATGATACTCGACAGGAGTACCGGCAAGAAGCAGAATGATGACTACGGCGAGGATCAGCAATACAGAGCAGTAGCAAAATTATAACACGAGATAATCATGACACAAACAGAAAAACAAAGGATAACCGACGCCCTCCGCACTTATGTAGGGCGCTATCCGAGCCAAAACAAGGCCGCCGCAAGCCTCAACGGCGTGTCGGCCGCGACCGTCAGCGCCATACTCAAGGGCAATCATGAGCTGATCAGCGATGATATGTGGCGCAACGTCGACAAGCAGGTGACCCCGCAAGGCTCGCAGCTCGGCTGGAGGATTGTCGAGACCACATCATTTCGCGAGATCCAGACCGCCTTGGCTGACGCACAGGATTTTGGTAACGTGCGTTGGATCGTCGGCGACGCAGGCTGCGGCAAATCGACCGGAGCGCGGTGTTATGCCGCCAACAACGACAACGTGTTTGTAGTGCTCTGCGACGAGGATATGCGTAAGAGTGACTTTGTCCGGGAGATCGCCCGCAAGGTCGGGCTCAAAACCGCCGGCATGCGCCTGCGTGAGATGCTCGAGGGCGCGACCGACTACCTTATGCAGCTCGAGTCGCCGCTGCTGATATTTGACGAGGGCGACAAGCTCAATGACAACGTTATTCATTACTTTATCAACATTTACAACCGCATGGAGGGGTGTTGCGGCATAGCGTTTTTGTCGACCGGCTACATCGAGCGCCGACTGGAGCGTGGCGTGGCCTGTGGCAAAAAAGGTTACGCGGAGATCTACTCGCGCATCGGCCGCCGGTATTACGAGCTCGAACCTACCAACCACATCGATGTGGAGGTAGTCTGCGAGGCAAATGGCCTGACAGACAAAGGGCAGATCGCAAAAGTGGTTGCGGTTGCCCGCGATAGTGACTACGACATGCGCGTCGTGCGCCGCGAGATCCACCGACAAAAGCGGATCGCCGCCGCTAAAACGGCACCTGAAAAGCAGTCAAACAACGGTTAAACAGCGATCAAATGGCACGAGCATTATCAGTCAAAGAGGTTGACGCAAAAAAACTCCCTACCCTGACATTGAGCGAGCGATGGCACAATATGGTCGGAGAGATCGCACCCACCGGCGTATGGTTGATATGGGGCAAATCCGGATCAGGTAAATCGTCGTTTGTCATGCAGTTGTGCAAAGAGCTGTGTCGGCACTATAAGGGGATCTACAATAGCCTCGAGGAAGGCATATCCCTCACCCTGCAAAACAACATCCGCACCAACCGCATGAGCGAGGTCAACTCGCGTCTGGCGTTTGTTGAGGAATCGATCGAGGAGCTCAATGAGCGCATGACCAAGCGCATGAGTCCACATTTTTACATCATCGACAGTCTGCAGTGTACCGGGCTGTCGCCCAAGACATATGACGAGTTTGTCAATATCCATAAAAAAAATAAGCTGATAATATTTGTCAGCCAGACCGACGGACTTCGCCCGAAGGGACGCGTTGGTGATCATGCGCTCTTTATGGCCGATGAAAAGATTTGGGTAGAGGGATTCCGCGCGCAGACCTTTGGCCGTTTTATCGGTCCGGAGGAGACCTTTGTCATTTGGCCGGAGCGCGCACAGGCCTACTGGGGCGCACAAGTAAAAGCAGACTTAACCATCAAATAACACGAGATATTATGAGTACAATGAGAGAAAGCATCACGCTTGCCGCGCCTGATCGCGCCGGCACGGAGCATTACTACAGCCGCCCGCAGACATGCCGCTACTGCGGCGGGTCCGGGCACTTTGCCCCTTACGGTCCGGACGACAAAGCGTCCGTCTGCCCCGACTGCCACGGCGCCGGTAAAATGGTGGCTGTCGTCGATATTACATGGGTACCCGCCCGTCGTCGTGATCAACCCCGCAAAACCGGAGCAATACAATGATACGGAGTTGGCAAATACCACAGCACTACATGAGCATAGCGCGCTATATGGAGATCGAGATACCTGTCAGCCGGATCCAGGTCAATAACCGTCTGATCGACGCCGTGACCGTCGAGGTGATCCGCACCGACAGTCTCGGCCTGTGGATAGAGGTTGGCCGGACACAGGCAGGTTATCATTACTCGGTCACCTACGCCGTACCGACCGGCGGCGGCTGCGGCGGAGTCCATGTCAACTCGCCAAGAGCCAAGGACAAGACCGAGGCTCTGCTTGGCGGACTGCGCGAGGCCGCCGGGAGCTACTGGATCACACGCCACGACGGCGCCGCGGCCCGCATAGAGGCCGCGGTCAGAGAGGTCGAAAACTACAAAGCAACACAACTGACATTTTTTTGATATGGCGATAGACAACTACAGGCGGTTTTACGCGATTCTGCGGTATATGCCGCCGCTCTACGAACGCGACGAGCAAAAGAAGCAGCTCGTGCTGCAGTACACCAACGGCCGGACGGACAGCCTCCGAGATATGACTACAAAGGAATACAACGCCATGTGTAGCGCTCTCGAGCGGGAGTTTGGCATCCGGGAGCTCCGCCGCGAAAAGCGCAGCATATGCCTACGGCTCATGCAGCAACTCGGCAAGGACACCACCGATTGGTCGGTCGTCGATGAGTATTGCGTCGACCCACGGATAGCTGGCAAACCGTTTAGGGAGCTGACTAATGGCGAGCTTGACACACTGGCGCGCAAACTGCGTGCCATCAAGCACAGACAGGACAAAAAATCATCCATTAATCAATAATCATTATGGCAAAAAGAGTAAAAAAAACAATCATTACCGGCATAACGGCCGGGGAGGCCGAAGAGGCATTTGCCTCCTACGCCAAGGCTGACGCACAGCAGACCAAAATCACGGCCGAGATCGAATTGGCGTGCGCCAAGATCCGCGAAAAGCATCAGGATCAACTCGCGGCCCTGCAGCAGACCAAGGACGAGGCGTTTGAGCGCCTGCAGACCTACGCAGTGGAAAACCAGAGCGAGCTCTTTGCAAAGCGCAAGAGCCTCGAGATGACCCACGGCGTGATCGGATTTCGCACGGGTCAGCCTAAGTGCAAGACCGCGCGCGGCACCACATGGGCCGACGCTCTGGAGCTCGTCAAGGATCGCCTCCCGAACTATATCCGCACAAAAGAGGAGGTAGACAAGGATCGCCTCCTGGCTGACCGCAACCTCCCATGTCGGCGTGACGACGAGCCGGAGGAGGCAGCACGTCCGCTGCTGCATGAGATGGCGCTGTGTGGCATCCTCGTGGTGCAGGAGGAGAGCTTTTTTGTCGAGCCAAAGAGAGAGGAGGCAGCGTCATGATCAAGTTGCGCAGAGTCGTGGGCACAGGCCCCGATCAGCAGACTCAGATCTGCTACGTCAGACCGGAGAGCATCGCCGTCATCGAGGAGCATGACGACAGCGCATGGGTCGTAATGACCGACAAGAGCGTCATCCGTACAGATATGATCGTCGACGAGGTAGTGGCGACGCTTAAGGCCGTCGGATATTAGACAGCAACAAAAAACAGGTAGATATTACAGATTGATTTGGTTTTGGGTGCGCAGGCTCGTGGGAGTCTGCGCATTTTTTCGTAATTTTGCATTGGAGAGCACAAATCTTGCACATGGCCAAAGGTAGGGATCGAGAATTAATCAAGTTACGTAATGAGGCGCTATGCCGGCGCTATTACTACTGGACCGAGACTCAGCGACTGCGTTTTGACGACGCGCTGCGCATACTCTCCGAGCGGGAGTTTTTTTTGAGCGAGCAGCGCATCATGGCCATCATACGCAAAGCGAGCCGCGAGGGTCGCATCGAGGGGCTTAAGCCGGTCCCCAAAATACGCGCCCCGCGGCTCACCGCCGATCAACTGCGGCTATTTGCCGATCAGATCTGATCGGAGATCCTAAACGCAAAAGTCATCTCAGATACCTTGATACCGTGCGGCATGGAGTACCCCCTGCTGCGCACGCGCGTAAGCGCCGAGGCATTGGGCGCAGCCCTAAACCGATGCAGCGCCCGATAGACCTTGCGCAGCAGCCGGCGACGCTCGCGCACATGGTCATATGTGCCGGATGTGTAATGTGTGTCGTGATAGCAATCGGTGGCGAGGCGCACGGTCAGCGTCGCGCGGCCGCGCTGGGTGTCGCCGGTCAGATCCTCCCACTCGGTTTCGTCATTGCCGATCAGCACACAGGGGTAGGTTACAGGATAGGCGTCGTCCTCGGCCGACATCTCCAGTTGGCCATAATCCTCGTCGATCAGCGACAGCTCCGGCACTTCGGCCGCGATCCGATTGATGATGTTGATGTACAGTTCTTCCATTTTGGTTGTTATTATGGGGTTAATATTTTGCGGATCTCATCCTCGACGGTGCGGCGCAGCTCACGCGTGAGAGTCTGCGATGGGCCGATAAATTTGCGTTGCGGCATCACAAATCGTGTCTTTTTGGTCAGAGCCATACGCCTCCATTTTTCTGATTCGGCGGTGGCGTTGAGATGTGTCACCGTCTTGCCTTTGTGGCGGCCTTTGCCGTTGTCGGCAGTGGCCTTGCTCGTGCCCAACGTCCTGTAATACATCGCCCAAAACTTCTTACGCATCTTGGGTGTGATGGTGATGCTGCCGCCGTTGTTGTGGATGGCGGCATATATCAGATCGTTGTAGATGCGCACGCGCCCCGGAGCAAGTTTGAACAGAATCCGGTTGCGCAGGGTGTTGGTGCGCGACAGCAGCGGTCCGCGCTGCCCGTCAGCCCCGGAGAGGGTCTGCTGGCGCCATGTCGACGGCCACGCCTGCAGGTTATCATCCAGAAAGCCACCCCGGGCGAAATTGCCCCGGAAATGCTGCATCGCCTTTGTTCCCATGAGCCGCGGCAGATCGCTGCGGAGAAGTTTTGCGAGCTCTTTTTGCCTTTTTTCGGCAAATTCACGAAAATTTTGCGGTGTCATTGTTTGGAGTGTAAGAGAAAAGTGTTACTTTTGCAATGGACTTTAGCCGCAAGGCTATCATGCCAAGGTGTGCCGGGTATACCCCTATTGGGGACCCGGCTTATTTTTTATATATCATATTTCAGCAGCTCTTTCGACCCTTTTATTACGCAATAAACATGCTTAATTTGTCGTTTTAGTAGATCGCCGTGCATATCACGATAATGTCGAAATTGTGCTATTGATTTCACCATCTTTTTGTGGTCGAACAATGATGGGTCATGAAAATACAGACAGACGGAATTAGACGGATGCTCAACATCTTCGCGGGCATTGTAGTTGGTCAATTGTCTGTTTTTAGCTGCAAGCGCGTGCGAATACCATCCGTGCCCTGTTATAGAGCGTATATCCATAGCCTCTCCATCCAGTTCAAGATCAAGAGCGGCAAGCTTATTTCCATTCTTCTTTTTTGACTCATCAAGGAGTAAGGCGACGCGCCCCATGCGGAAGAGTTCCGCCTGGCACTCGAGTTCGAGCTGCGTGGATGTAAGACCTTCAAAGAAGCGCTCCGCCTTGAGGCCGTCATGGGTGATATGGCCGACATGTTGGGCTCGCAATCCGCCTGTACGCTTGTCGTATTCCACGTCGCGCCATTCGGGGTTGTTTTTCAATTCTCGATATTTCGCGCGGTTTTGCTTCTTGCGCTCGACCTCCTCGTCGGGGATGGCATTGTCGGCTTGGCGGCAGCTGTTACAATCCTTCTTTTTATTGCCGAATCGCATGCCGAGGCGGTTTTTGAGTCCTCCGGCAAACGGGCACGATGAGCAGCTGTCTGGATAATACGGATGATCCTGACCAAACAGACTGCCGGACTTGCCCGGATTGTCGCCGAGTCCCTTGTGGGGTCCATCCTTGCGCGGATCCACCGCATCCTCATGCTTGATCCCTGTCGCCGGCTCGTCGGTCGACTCCAGCGAGCACTGGCAGTTCCATCGGTCGCCCGGCCGGTGTCGCGACCAGAACGGATGATCCACTGGGAGGATCGTACCCCAGTAGATGCGATGATCCGCGCCCGGATTGGGCGACGTCGACGGCACCCACCGGAGGTTGGGGAGCACATCCTTGTCACGCTCGAACCGCTGCCACTCCGCCGCCTGATGCGCCCGGATAACGGCCGTGTCATACTCCGTACGCAGCCACGGCCCGAACTGGTGGGAGGCTATCGACTGGACATCGTTTGACCACTGTTCGAACGACTTTAGACGGCCGTTTGAATCGAGCAGCCGCGCCGCCATGTCGTTTTGTGCCTTGTGCACCTTAAACGCCGCAAACACTTCCGCGCTGTGGCGCAGTGCGTTGACAAACGCCGTGTCCGGCTCATCGTCGGCGATCCCCTCCGTGATAGCCTCGTCGAGACGGTCGACAACCCCGCGGAACAGATCCGGATCGATCTCCTTGCGCGGGTTGTAGTCGCGGTTGTAGATCGACGCCAGGGCTGACGCCAGCAGATCGTTATCGATCTCAAGTCCCCAAGAAGGCGCATCGTCGGAGTTATAGTACAGGTTGTTGATCACCAGTCGTCTGCCCCGGCGTCCGGGGCGAGGCCGAAAAAAGAGCGCAGCGCGTTTTTGAGTGTCTTTTTGGGTTGTTTTTTGGGTGCGCCGTCGTCATGCGGCTCGTCATCGCCGCCATCATCGGGATCGTCGTCATCGTCACCGGCCTGGATCTGCGCGGCTATGCCGAGCATCCGGGCAGCCCGCGCCGCCTCCGCCTCCTTGGCCGCCTCCGCCTTGATCTGATTGTAATTGACCGGCTTGGTGATGCCAAACGCCTCATACAGATAATCGTCGTCGACGGGGAGGCCAAAGGCCTGATTAAGCTGCACGAGTATGTTGACCTTTGACGTTGGATCGAGGTCTTTGCGCTCCGGAAAGTAAAACTCGCCCCCGGCGGTATTGATGCCAAGCCCGGCAAATATATCGGTCATGTCGTAGTTGAGCACGTCAAGCACATATAGGCGGTCGGCCTGCTCGACCTTGTCCTCTACCTTTTTATGTACTGTGCCGAGCGCCTGAGTGCCGGTGTCGGACGCCTCGGTGGTCAGGGTGTTGCCGAGGATCAGTTTGGAGATCTCGCTATTGCAGCGCTCGATCAGCCGCTCGTAGACGTCGGCCGAGCCGGTCTTGTTGCCCGACTCGATCAGATTGAGCGATGAGTCCTTGCCATGCACAAATACAGCGAGGCTGCCGGTGTTGCGCGCGTCTTCGATGGCCCGCTGTCGTGAGTCGTCATCGTCGCTATCATAGACATACTCCTGTATCGGCATCCCAAATACCTCCGAAAACTGCGACCAGTCTCCGGTGGCGTTGCGCTTGTAGATCACCCATGGCGCCGCCTTGGCAAGCAGGCCGAGATCCTCCGCGTCGCCGACGTACAGCAGATTGTCGTAACTCTCCCATGACAGGCCGTCGCTGTCTCCCTGGTTGCGCTTGATGATCCGGCGCACCGGGCACGCGTGCTTGCGAGGTACGAGGAGGTAGTCGATCCAGTCGTCTACCTGCCAAAACTCGCAGAGGGTAAACCCCCAAAAACGCGCGCCGAGGATGTCGCGCACGAGGCGGCTAAACCAGGGCGAGCGGATCTGCTCGTTGACAGCCTCGTCCGGCTTGCCGTCGCGTCGAAACTCGATGTCGGAGCACAATACCGCATTGATACGCTTGTCGATAACGCATGACAGATGCGCGTCCGTCATAATGTCGGCATAGAGATCGTACAACCGCGTACGGTTGGGCGTGTCGACATTTTCGGCCGTCCTGATCGCGGTTATATAATTTGATATATCCAAGCCAAAGCGCTTTGGCTGGGTGAGGATAACGACTCCGGGCGCGGTCTGCCCCGGGCGCGGTACATTGCCCGATACGGTTATCATTCCCGGCGCATTGGCTATGTTGCCGGTGCTGCCGGTCTTTTTGTTTTTGCGTCTGCTCATAGGTCAATATAATTACATGTGTGATACCCTGCGCGGGTTGCTTGTGATCTTAAACATGGCGCCGCCGGTGCGCTCCTCCTCCGGCAGCATCGGCGCCCCCTCTATCGACAGCTCTTCCGCGGCGATCATTTTGAGCCACTCCACGGCACGCTCATACCGCTCCTTGCGGATCGGTGACAGCTTGTAAGGGTTATGGATGCAAAATGTATGATAGATGGCTATGTCGATCATCATCATAAGTACGAGCTGATTGCGCTCGTCGCCCCGGGCGCCGAATATGGCGTCGCAGTCATACCTCCTGGAGAGATAGCAGCGCGCCTCGGCAATGGCGCGATCCTCGCAGATCTCCACCAGCGAGGGGTCTTTGCGCGTCAGGGCGTCGAGGATCTCGGCGTGTATCGACGCATCGTAATCGGTAAGGTCTATAAATTGGCTCATATAGTGTGGTGTATGATGTTACATGCGGCGTTTGTTGAGTTTGGCGACCTCGCGGCGGTCGCGTGTGGCCGGTTTTTCGACGCGGCGCAGCAGCTCGTCAATGATGCGGTTGCCGCCCTCGACCGCGTCCGGGCCGTCGGCCGGATATTTGAGATTGAGTGTAAAGAGAGAGAATTGATCCGCGAGCTCGCGCATGTGAGGGTTATCACGCTCCGCCTCGTTGAGGATCAGGTGTCCCATCCTGTTGAGCGGCTCCAGGTTGGCCTCGATACGCGTGGCCTTGTCGGTCTTTTTGCGCTCGTCAGGCCGGATATGCAGCTGTATGCCACGCTCGCGCCGCACCTTGGCCACAAGCGGTTGAAAGACCTGCTGAAAAAATGGATCCTGCAGCTTGTTGTTCTCCATGTAGCAATACACGGAGGTCTTACCTTGTATGCTATCAAGGAGTTGCACATACCAGTCGATAAACTCCGCGTTGAGCGCCTTGTCGAGGCGTGTGCGGATGACGTATAGCTTACCATCGAGCTTGCCGAGGAGACTCACAGCCTTAAACGACTTGCCTTTTTTTGCCCGGCTCTCGCCCGGCGAAGGGTCGCCATAGATGACTACAAACTTAAATTTGGAGAGTGGAGGCACCTTGCCATACACAAGATCCTTAAATACCTCGCCCTCGGCAATGGGATTGTTAAAATACTCGCCCTGCGCCGCCTTGGTGGAGATCTTGGACAGCACCCTGTCGATATGCTCCTCACTGTTTTTCTCCGGCCATGTCGATCGGCCGGACTTGTCGCGGATATTGACAATATCCCAATGGTCAGCGGACTCCCCGGCTCGCACCACACAACAGTCGCGGGCGATGATGTTGCCGCAAAACACCACCAACGTAGGCTCGGAGATCGACCGCGCCGGATACAGGGCGCGCTCCCACCAGTCCCACCGCTTGGCGATAATGTCGGGGTTGCGGCAATCCTCATCAGTGTCAAAATCATCAACCAAAAACACGTCGGGACGGATCGCCTCATTGCGCGATCCTCGCGGTGACTGGCCTGCGCCGAGCGCACGAAACGACGCCCCGCCACGGGTCACAAACTCATCCTCGGTCCAGTTGCCCGGTGTCATCTGCTGGCCATAATAGGCGATGATGCGGCCGTTGGACTCAAGCATGGCGCGATATGGCGCGAGGAGCCTGACGGCGTTGTCCTTGGAGTTGGAGGTCAGGATTATATTATGTTTGCGTCCGGTCATCACCAGGTGCAATACAACACACATTGTAATGGTGGATTTTGCGAGCTCGCGCGACCACGACAGCACCTCAAACCACTCGTCATGCGCGACGATCCGCCGGATCGCACGCCGCTGAAAATCGGCAAACTCGCTCTTGACGTATGGCGCGCAAAAAAACTTGATCCACTCGATGGGGTTGGCCTCGAGCTGTATGCGGTGTCTGTCGCGCTCCGCATGGGTCATCTTACGGTCGACGGGGGTCGCGCGCACAATGTCGGCCTTAAGCCGCTCCCACTCCTGCAGCGCTATCTTATCGGCTTGTTTCATAGCGTCAGAGGCTGTCCTTGATGTATGCGTCGGCGAGTGATACTATCTCCTTGGCCTTATTGACATCGAGGGCGCGCAGCCACTCGACAAAATCAGTCAGTACGGAGATCTTGTCGGCAATGCCCATCTCCTGCTCCATGCGGGCGATCGATGACGAGAGTTTGCCGAGTATGTCGGCCTCCTTGGAGTTTGCAAAGCGCTCCCCCTCCGGACGCTCCGCTATCTGCCGGTTGATCTCGGCCACCTGTCTGTAGAGGTTGTTGACCTGCTCTTTGCGGGTCAGGGTCAGTCCGGCCTTATACTCCTCCCATTTGCCGTCACGGATCCAGTTGGAGATGGTCACACGCGACACCCCGACCCGGTTGGCCAGCTCCTGCTGTGTCATGCTCTCCCGGAGGTATAGGCTCTTGGCCCACTCCTTTTTCTGTGTATTTGTCAACTCTGCCATATGTACGTAATTAGGTGCTGCAAAAATACACCTAAATGACGGCGCGTTAAATTCTGATGTTTGTCGTAACTGATTATGTGGTAATGATGTGCGTATAAAGTTTTATGATAAAACCTCGATTTTAATAAGCCCGAAAACCTCCCCATATTTGCACTGCAAAACCGAAAAAGCAGAATGAAAACTCAGTTTTTTAATATAGAACGCGCCGACACCGGCACAGTTACAATCTACCTCTATGGAGAGATCGGGGATTACGCCGATGTGCGGTGTGCGCATGTGGCCGCAGAGCTTATGGCCGCCGCACCGGGCGCCCGCATCGACCTCCGCATCAACTCCATCGGCGGCGAGGTCTACAGCGGCATTGCGATCTACAACGCCATCCGCAACAGCCGCGGCGATATACATATCTATGTCGACGGTGTAGCGGCCTCCATGGCCGGCGTAATCGCCCTTTGCGGGCGCCCGGTATCGATGAGCAAGTACGCGCGGCTGATGCTGCACAGCGTCAGCGGCGGCTGCTACGGCGACCGCAAGGAGCTGGAGCGCTGCCTGCAGGAGATCGCCGCGCTCGAGGACAGCCTGGCCGATATTATAGCCAAGCGCATCAATATCGAGCCGGAGGCGGTCAAGGCCAAATATTTTGACGGCGCCGACCACTGGATGACAGCCGAAGAGGCTCTTGCCGGACACTTTGTCGACTCGATATATGACGCCGATCCGATCGATGGCGACACGCCAGAGGATATATACACGATATTCAATAACCGCCTCCGCAAGCCGGAGGCTAAATCAAATGATATAATGGACCTTAAAGAGTTAAAAAAGCGTGCCCGTTTTGCCGCCTGTGCGGATGATAACGCGGCTCTCGTTGAGATCGACAAACTGGAGGCGGAGGCCGCGGAGTCAGCCTCTCTCAAAACCAAGGTAACCAACCTTGAGACAAAGCTGCAGGAGCAGGAGGCTGCCATCGAGGCCGCCAAAGCTGCGGAGCGCAAGGCGCTGCTCGACGCTGCACAGCGCGACGGCCGCATCAATGCCACAAACCGCCAGACATTTGAAAACATCCTCAAAACCAGTTTTGAGGACGGCAAGGCGGCGCTCGCATCGCTCAAGCCCCGCCGCAGCGTCATGCAGGATATTGTACTGAGCGGATCGTCGGCAGAGTCGACCGAGTGGCACAACAAGAGCTGGGACGAGCTCGACCGCGCCGGCCGTCTCATAGAGTTGCGCGACAGTGCGCCGGAGGTATTTAAGGCCAAATTTCGCGAAAAATTCGGACGCGAGCCGAACCTCTGATCAATCAAGTATATAACCAATAAATCAACCAAAAAAAATGGCAGTACAGAAAGAAATCTGGCTCTCGTCGATCGTGGGGCTGCTCTTTGCACAGAACAGCTTTATGGCCAAGGCCTTTAATGCCGACGAGTACGTAAATCAGGGCAAAACCGTGCACATACCGCAGGCGGGTGCGCCCTCCGGCGTCAAGAAAAACCGCGCCGAATTGCCCGCAACCGTCAAACAGCGCAAAGACTCCGATCTGACATTTGTGCTCGACGAGTACACCACCGATCCCGTGCATATCCCGCACGCCGACACTGTCGAGCTGTCGTATGACAAGCGCGAGAGCATCCTGCGCCAGGATAAGCTAAAGCTGCTCGACGAGGTGGCCAAGTCGTTTATCGCGGCATGGCTCCCGACTGACGCAGAGTGCACACTCAAGACCACCGGCAGAGCGGTCGACGCCCATACGCCCTCCGCGGCCGGCAAGCGCAAGGCGTTTACGGCTGACGACGTACTGGCTGCGATGACGGCGTTTAACGCCGCAGACATCCCGCAAGAGGGACGTTACCTGCTGCTCGATGCGCAGATGTACTCGCAGTTGCTCGCGAGCCTCACCAAGACGGAGGGCATGGCCTTTTTGGCGTGCGCCGACGCTGTCAACGGCGTGGTAGGCAAACTCCACAGTTTCAACATTATGTTGCGTTCGACCGTTGCCGCCGTCGATGCTGACGGCGCTCTTGTCGCCGAGGCAGCCGCCACAGACTGCGCCGCCGCTCTGGCATGGCATGAGCAGAGCGTGTGCCGCGCGCTGGGTGAGGTCAAGATGTACAGCAACGAGGACGATCCGACCTATTACGGCGACATCTACTCGTTTTTGGTGCGCGCCGGCGGCCGCCGTATGCGCAACGATGGCGCCGGGGTGCTCGCGATCGTACAGGACACCGTAGAGTAATCACCATGGCAAAACTCAAATATCTCGTGTTGCACTGCACCGCCACGCCTGAGGGTCGTGAGGTCACCGCGGATGACATTCGCAGGTGGCACACAGCCCCGGTGGCGGCGGGCGGTCGGGGTTGGAGGCAGGTCGGATATACCGATCTGATCCACCTCGACGGCACGGTGGAGCGCCTTGTCGACAACAACGAGGATGCCAATGTGGATCCGTGGGAGATCACCAACGGCGCGGCGGGCTACAACTCTGTAAGCCGGCATGTCGCCTACGCCGGCGGATGTGCCCTCGATGGCAAGACGCCCGCAGACACCCGCACCGTCATGCAGCGCAGTGCCATGGAGCGCTATGTGCGTGATTTCCACCGGCGCTTCCCATTGGTCCGCATTGTCGGACATAATGAGCTCGCGGCCAAGGCGTGCCCGAGCTTTGACGTGCAGAGGTGGCTCAGGTCAATAGGTATCAACCAGTAATGCCAACGCTATGAGGTATGACCATAACAGACGTGATAGCCCTTGCCGGGAGCGGGGGTATAGTAGGGTTGGCCATCGGATTTGCGACACTCCGCGCCAGGATCCGGCAGGCCAACGCCGATGCGGAGTCCGCCAAAGCCCAAGCCCAAAAAGCGCGGGCAGAGGCAGAGACTATTAAGATAACTAATACAGAGTCAGCCACAAGAATATTGGTTGACAACCTGTTAAAACCAATTATAAAAGAGTTAGATGAGACTCGTAACGAGGTCAAAAAATTGCGCGAGGCACTGGAGCGCGCTAACAATTGTCGCTATCATGCTGACTGCCCTGTGTTGCATGGGATGCACCAGCTCGCGGTCGCAGTCAAGGGAGATGGCCGCGGAGCAGGGATCGACAAAGCAGGAGGCATCGACCGCCATCACGCGCAAGCAGGTGACGTTGGCGCCGATACCGGCGGCAGTGGCATCCCTCCGCCTCGCGGCCGTGAGCCTCCCTGATCTGCCTGACGGACTCCCGTTGTCGATGCACAACGGCCGTGCGACCGTAACGGTCGAGCGCGACGGCGACAGTCTGATCGTGACAGCCACATGCGACTCACTGGAGCGTCAGATCGAGATTATCGAGGAGGAGCTATGGCACACAAAACAGCAGGCAGAGGCTTACAGATCTCAACTTGAGGAGTCGGTCAAACAGCGGTCAAACGACGTTTGGCCGACGCTCAAATGGCTTTTTGCCGGGATAGCCGCCGGCGTAGTATTAACCATAATAACGACAAAGATATATGGCAGTATTAGACGGCGTTAACCTTATCCTGTCGATCGGCGGCAAAGCCCTGGCATTTTCGACGGGTTGCAAAATCTCGACGACCACGGAGACCGGCACGCGCCAGACCAAGGAGTCGGCCGCAGGCAAGTGGCCCGAGAAGTATGCAAAGAGCTTTAGCGAGGACATATCGGCTGACGGCCTGACGATTACAGATGGCTCGGATAACATGCCCTCCTACGATCAGCTCAAAAAAATGCAGCTCACCGGCGAGCCGATCACAGCCTCGTACAGCGTGCGCGATGGAGAGGATCGTGAAGGCAAGAAATCCGGAGGTTATGAGGGCAAATATCTGATCACATCGCTCGAGCTCGATGGTCAGACCAATGACGACTCCAAATATAGCGTCAAGCTCGAGAGCCACGGACCGGTCAAGCCGATCAATGGCGGCCTCTCCGGCGGCGACGCGGCTCCGGCGGCAAATAAGTAATCTCAACAGGTGATAATCATGGCAAAATCAAAAAGCAATAAAGTAGCCGGTATGCCGGCCGGAGCGCCTCCGAGGGTGGAGCTGCGCCGCATAGTGATCGCCGGCAAGGAGTATCCCTGCCGCATAACCATGGGGGCTATGCTCCGCTTTAAGCGTGCAATCGGCCACGATGTGAGCAAGCTTGACTCCGGCAATATTGAGGAGCTG